AATTAACGCTAATACTACGTCCATCGTCTACTCCTTCACAAATTAAAGCACCTAAACGACCTTCATTTCTTCCAGTCCCCTCCTCTACATCTACAACCTCTAGAGTTACTTCAATAAATGGTTTAAGTTTTAACCACGCATGACTACGTTTACATTCATAGCCTGCGTCTGGGTCTTTGATCATAATACCTTCATAGCCACCATCTATTGCTTGTTTGTTAATATCTTTAAAACGCTGTTGTCCTTCTTCTGTATCCAAATCAACATCTTCCCAAGACAGACACTGCACATTGGGCAGTTTTTCTTGATTCTCTTCAACAAAGGATTTAGTTAGATTAGATCTGACATACTGTGGCACAGAAGCACCGCCTTTAAGAAAATCTTCTAGTGTCAGCATATCAAACACATGAAACACTGCATCATCACTCTGCACGTTGGTCTTACGATGAACCTGTTTCATCAAATCTTGAAATGAACTTGACATAACTTCACCGTCTAATACCATGTCAGTATCTAACACGTCTTTAATTTTTTCTAGTTGCTCTACAATGTGTTCAAAATTATGAAACTGTTTGCCGTTACGTGAAAATACTTCTGGACGACGATCTTTGTGTAAAATAGCAATAACTCTAACACCGTCTAGTTTAACTTCTATTTGTTTCTTACCTGAAACTTTCTTTTCGTGATTGGCTGAATCGTGTGCTAGTTGGCAAGTAAAGACAGGAACAACGTAAGAGGGGTAATCTTTTTTGACAACGTTGTTCACCGTCTTTTCACTTACACCACAACGTAGATCTTTAATTAAGATTCTACGATACCAATAGTTCCATTGGTCTGCTGTGGCTTCTGCCATAAGTGCATCAAGCACTTCTTGAGCGGCATTACCTGTGACTTCTCTTGAACGAAAGCCATCTAATGCCCGAGTAAATATGGTCCACTCTAGCCCAGGTCCACCAGGACCTTTTTGCTCTGCTACTTTCTTAACACCAAATGTAATTAGTGGATCGAGGGCTAGTTGGACGCCGGAAAAAAATTCTTTATTAGCACAGTCTGCTTCAGCTCTTATGATTGCTTCTTTCGCTAGTCTGCTGTTGTCTGCTTCGAGACTTTTAATAACATCTACAGAATTCATTCTAAGTCCTATATACATAATACAATATATTATATGACTTTTTGATTTTTAGGTCAACCAAAAAAATACCCCATTTCTGGGGTTATTTTTATCTCCGCGTGTCGCCGGGTTTATTGGTATAAAAGATATGATTATCAATCATAGCCAATTTTTGTTTGGCTTTACGCCAACTTGGCTTAACATGTTTAGCATGGAAAAATAGAGTATCTTCCGTTACTAAAGTTTTGGTTAGTTCTTCATAGTGCATGATAGCATCTAAGGCCGCTTGATAACTTTCGTGTTTAGCATGTACACGCTTTTTAGGATTGTTCCACGACTCACAACGCCAACTGAACTGACATACTACTCCGCGGTTCTCAACCATTTTACGTTCATTAACTACGCCACAGATTGAATCAGGAAATAAACCATTTTCAACTCTGTTTAGTGTAACCATTGCTACTGCTAATTGTCCTTGTCTACTTTCACCTCTGGCTTCGTAATAGACATTACGTGCTAGGCAACTAATTTCTTTCATCCAACGTTCTTCACGTTGTAGTTGTGCTATGGCAAGTTCTTCTTCTAGTTGTTTCTGTGCTTCAATCAAATTTCCATCTGCACTAATTGATGCGTGGTTTGCAACTCCAAACATCAATAGTATAAAAATACTGCCTAATAGTACCTTTTTGATTAATGTCATAATCATAGTTCTCCTATTCCGTTGTATTATTTACAACCTTAGAATTCAGTTATTATATGCTATTTTTATTATTTTGTCAAGAATTATACTGTTGATTTATAGCATCTATAACACGCTGTCGCCATTCTGGATTATCGTGCATTTCTTCACTCAAATGTCCAATAAATGCGTGTCTAGTTTCTGTAGGATTAGTATTTCTAATCCCATGTGTAAAAAAGTATTGATTAAACAAGTAGATACAACCAAATTTTGGTGTAACTGTGCCGTACGGATAAAACTTTAATTCAGTGCCTTTGGGATAAGTTACAGGTACCCAAGCATATAACAATGGCCAATTTGCACTAAAATCTCGATGTGGTCTTAGGTACGCACCCGGTTGCATCATCATATGTAGTAAAACTTTAAAATGTGCACCACACGATTTTAAATGTTCTTCAATAATACTTTCTTTTTCGCCTGCTTCAAATACTGGTAATTTTTCTACATCTTCTTGACGTCTAATGTCGTGAGTGTATGTAGGTCTATTACCATGATTCCATAAGAATTTATTACATTCCCAACCTTTCATTCGTTGAACCTTTTGATAAGGACCGTGTTTTCTTGGCTGTTTGCCTACTTGTTCTGCAGGTAATTGTTCACATACTTTTCTAAGCAAGTCGGTATCAAAGCCCATATCAATTTCAACAAAAGGTACACGAGTGTAAAAAGGGTTTTCGGGTATTTCAACTTTTTTAGAGTAATCCCAGCCAGGGAAATCGTTACTAAAGTAATCGTTGGTTAAACGATCTTCATATGTTACGTGTTCCATATTGGATAGTCCTCGTAGTTAAAAGCATTATTGGTTTGACACCAATATTCCCAGACTGGAAGGTTAAAAGGTATTTCTAGATACCCATCTGAATCTAATTGCGTAGCACCCATTTGATATTCTAATCCAGTAGGATGAGCTCTACAATTCATTAGATGTACTATATCAAAATTAACCTCATCAATTATTGATTCAAAAATATTAAAGTATTTTGTCTTATCCATAACGTCACCAAGACCTTTGACTATAACTTTAATGTTGTTTTTATCTTGAGGCTCAACGTCAAAGACCCATGGAAAATGCCCATGTTCGTTTCTTTCATTTGCTGGTGGTGTAGGTATTTCAACACCATTGAATTCTAAAGTAAGTTTAAACTCTTTAGATGAGAAAACTATATCTGGAATATCTAAATATAATTCTATTTTCATTATAGATCTAAATTATCTTTTGCTTCGTCTACGGTAAATTTAGAATCTGTGAATGTTGCTTTTTGGGCAGTTCTTGTATCGCTTTCTATGGTCAACGCATTACCTACACCGGCATCATTCATACGTCTAATGTTTCTGCCTTCACGTAAAGCGGCTACAATAGCCTCACCGTATAAAGTTGTCTGATCAGCACAGTTTTCAAGTATCCATCCAGCACCACCTAAACTGTCATCAGCACCATAGTCATGTAAATTACTTACTAACCCCATAACACTGCTTTTAACGTTGAGCTGTGTTTCTTCAGGTACAATACCTGCCTTAGGCATATTTGATAATTCACGTTTAACTTGGTTAGACATGTTAGTAATATTATTTGTTGTTAGCTCTGCCTGTGTTGGATAAGCTGATGCCAACCTAGACAATTCATTATCTATTTCACCAATAGCGGCTGTTACTGCGGCGTCACGACTACTGTATCCATTGGTTCCGCCTAAAGGTCCGCTCATTGAACTTGGAAACTCCCACATTGGAATAGTAGTTGGCGTTCCTGTTTCTGGATCAGGCGGTCCGGGCACTGTATAATAATATCCACTAGCATTAGCATAAATCTGTGTTATTGCATAGTACAATTCGTTAAGATAATCAAGTTCATTTAGATCATCTAAGTTACTAATTGTAGTTGTCATCTGTTCTAACTCAACAGTATGAGTATATCCAGCAACACTTCCAATTACATCTGTAACTAAAAATTCACCATTTGGTCCACTACCTTGTCCATACAATGTTTTAAAGAAACTAATAGTTGACGCAGGTACTGGACTTTGTAAAGCGTTGATAATATCTAGTCCTTTTGTTGTTTCAAGTTTCTCTGTTAGTTGACTTAGACTTTGACTAGTAACATTAAACACATCTTTGATTTGTTGTAAACTTCTTGACAAGGCCAGATTACTATCAGCAATATATTCTGGAACTGCTGAATACAAATTTGTGCCTAGGCCATTAAATGATGAATTAAGCGTATCGTTGGTGTAGATAAATCCACGTTGTCCTTGATTGTCAAAAGACTTCAATGATTGATAAGTTTTAGGTAATATCTTTTTAGGGTCTAATAAATCTTGTGCTGACTCCAACCCAGGAATAGAACTTGAAATAATGTTTTGTAATTCTTGTAGGTCTTCATCTTTAATTTGACCTAGTACGTCCCATATTGCACGACCAAGACCTTTTTTGCCTATGTTTACTGTTGTAACTTCTGCTTCTGCTCCAGCCTCTAGTCCTTCTGGATAACTTATAAGTCCTGATGTGCCTAACTCACTTACCTGCATATTAATAATACTGCTAGGATCACTTCTATTAACAGCATCAACTAGGCCTGCTGAGTTAATACCATTTTTGCTAAGGTATGTATCTAGTATTGGAAGGCCGCCTGCCAAACTCCAGTAACGTTTAACAAATGCTAATGGATTACCTAAGTTAGTTAATTGATTGTAGTCTAATAGATCACCGGTGTTTAATAGGTCTTCTGCAAATGTTGATAATGCTAGAGTAGTATCTGTAACAGCACCTGTTAGTAAATTGTTAACATCATTACTAACACCTTGACTATTTTCAATGTTCAACGCACTGGTAATAAATTGATTTGACTGCGAAGTAAAAGCACTGGCACAGGCAAAATGTATTGCAAACACGCCGTAGTCTGCACCAAGTATCCTACTTGCTTGTCCAGTAATTCTTGTTGTTAATGATCCTTGAGAAACTTCTGTAACTTCATCGCCTGCAGAATCTAACACAGTAAAGGTTGGTATATCCGCCGCAGGTATTGAATTAACCAATGCTGGAAATACACCGTCACCTACTGATTCTAATAGGTTGCCGTTGGACAAATATGTATGAGCTTGATCTTGTGCGAGTGAGATGTTACCAATTGCAGGAATTGCTTTATATGCTGATATGGCCGCCGCCAATGATGATCCGCCACTGCTTAGGCCTTGATCTTGTAGTAGGCCAGCACCTGCATTCATCTGCATAGGAGTAAATGTGCCTGCCATATTAACCTCCTATAAAAACGTTTGGACTAGATGTTTTTCTTGGGTGTCCACACGAATCTGGGTCGCCTTCAAGTATAATTGGCTTACCATTAGCAAAAACTGTGGCTGATCCACCTGTAGTAACTGCGGCACAATGTATTGCACATCCAGGGGCACCACAACATGGGTGAGGAGTTACTGAAGTTCCTGGCGGTACTACACCACGACCATTCACTAAAACATTTGGTGAACCACTAGTGGCCACACCTCCTGCTGAATTTACATCTCCTCTTCTAACTACTCCTGGCATTTAATTATCCGTGTATGATTTTCTTGTCAGGTACGTCAATACCTGTTGTTGCTTTTGTATATGCAGACTGAACTGATTCGTTTGGTTCAAAAATCATTGCTACTGCTATTGTATTTATCTGGACATTTTTGTCCAAATCCATAGTGTACGCACTAGGCACCATCTGCATCTGTCCTTGTGCATTTGGCATAATGGTACAAGGTTTAGATACCATGTAATGGTCTGCTTCTACTGATTCTACTTGAGCAACTACTTCCTCACCAGTTACTAATTTAAATGTGTACTTGCCGTTTACGTCAATCTTCATAGTTTTGCCTTTATTTCATCTTCTGTTAATTTAATCAATGCACTATAACCACCTTCTACAAATAATTCTTCGCCATTATAAATCTGTGGTACAGATCTATGTCCTTCTGATTGTAAAAATGTTCTTGCTTCAGTATCTTCTTCAATATTAACTACTTGAAACTCAATACCTTTGGCTTCTAAGAACTTTTTAGCACTGTCGCAGTGTGGACATGTTGACTTTGAATAGATGGTTAACATATTATTTCCTCTTTAAAATTTAGATCTATAAATATAGTTATGAATGTGTTTGCAGACCTAATAAAAAAATTATCAATCCCTAATTATAACAGAGTACGCATAGCTCAAGCAATGATATATTTACTCGTTATTTGGGGTGTTGTTACTCATTTTAGCCTTGGCTTAATGCTGTTAGGCTTTGTATTAGGCTACGTTTTATTCACTATAGGCGTTAGTGTAAGCCTACACAAATACATTTCACACCGTGCCTTAGAACCACGTAATCGCCTTGTAAAGCACTTTTTATTGTGGATGGGTACTTTGACTACCTTAGGAACACCAATAGAGTT